TCTGCTTCTTTAATTCTAAGATTGCGCTTCTGCATAAGATTGAATTTTGTACTGGCAATGTAAGCTGCGCCTGTGTCGCGAACAATTCCTTCAAAACGCTTGTCAGCGTTCTTAGTCATTCCGCTAACATAGTCTTCCATTACCTGTGAGTATTTTTCCACGCCCTGCGGATCAAACTCATATTTAAGATAGGTTTCGTTTGCTTTGTCTCTTATTTCCCTATCAACAGTACGGATGTATCTACGATCAAGAGTCTCTTCATAAGCAGCTTGAGCGATAGTTCCAAAGCTTGTTGGCGCTTTAAACGCTTGAGGCTTGCCTGTAGCTGGATCAATTGTTCTTAATGACTCTTCACCAACAGATTCTGCAAACTCTTTGCCTTTGTTCTGCGCTTCTAAAGACGCTTGCTTAAAAGCTTGTTGAGTTAAAGAGTCGGCAGCAGACGCAACAGTTTGCCACATCTGGCTTTCACCAGTGTCCATACGAACTACGCCTATGCGTGAGTTTCTAAACTGTTGTTTTTCTCTAATTACTGCCATATCACACCTACACCTTCGTCAAATTGTAGTTGTGTAAACCACTTGCAATGGTTGAAAATCCCTTAATCATTCCAGCCGTAGACGCAGCGCGACCTCGTTGCCTTGCTACTTGCGCCTGCATAGCAAGCTGCGATCCTTCAGCATAGCCTTGTTTGTCAGAGCGAGATACATCAGTAAATGCAACTTCACGCTGTTTATCTAAAAAAGCTTTAACAGAGCGATCACTGGTTATATCTCTACCAGCAAAAGTAAACCAAGCAAGATTCGCTGCTCTAGCTGAGTCATAAGATGCAAGACGATCATTGTGACGCTGCAAAGTCTCAATCTCATTCTGACGTTTTTCCTGCTCATACTGCAAAGCTTGCGCTTCTTCAGCCCTGCGTTGCGCTGCACCAGCTTGAATAGAAGCAAATGCGCTAAATGCTGTACCTAATAATTGAAACATTAGAATGAAACCTCCGCAATAATTCCATTGATTTGTAATGACAATGGTGCGCTTTGAGTTATTTTAATTGTTGGGTCTTTGCTGTAGCCAAGCAAACGAAACTCTTGCTTGCCTTGGATTGCTACACGATCCAAACTTAAATCATCACCAACACGCCTAATCGCAACTTCTTTACCATTTACTGTTACAGACAAAGTATCTAACACATCAAGTATTACACGATTAACAGAACGAGGGTTTCCAGTTAGAGGACCGCCTTGAACATTAGCGTCAATAGGCAATGTTTCTGCATTAACAGTAAATGAATAACCAATTTCTGCGCTTGTTATTTCAGACACAGCAGATACATCAACATTTCCACCAGCTACAGTAAACTGCCCTATGTAATCTGTATCATCAACTACATCAACTACAGCGCCATTTTCAAAATGAGCAGACACATCAAACACGCCAGCAGTGCCAGTAAATGTATTAGAAAAATCTAAATTTAAATTTGAATCGAACTCTGTAAGAATATATTTTTTAGTGCCTGTTCCAGTATCATACAGGCCCACAAGAAACACACGATCATCAACAGTGCAAATAGAATGAAACTTGCCTTTAGTGGTAAATCTAGCCCAGCCAGCACGTTCCTCAGCCCTGTTAGATGTGAGCAATGCAATATCACCATCTTGATTTACAAAAAAAGCATATGATTCTGGACGATTAATTGCGCCATTAAGTACAGACATTTGAATAGGGTTGTTAATTAAATGTGATGAAAGTTGACTAATTCCATTAGCAACATATGCACCTTCTGCGTCTGAATAAACAAACTCACGCACAACAGAGCCATGTTTTTGTACATAGATAGTTGCACCGTCAAAAGAAAATGGTTTTACATAACTTGCGCCAAATGGTGTTTGCCTTTTAATCCTAGCGTTACTTGATGTAATAGGCTTTTCAACAAACGAAGGAATGTAAAACTCTGATGTTGATGTAAACACTTGCAGATCACGATTGGATACAATGTGGCGTATAGAGTTAATCTCACCAATGCTAGCCGTTAGATCAAGAGCATCATTATCTTCAGCGTCACCTACATCAAAGTTAAAATACTCAGAGCTTTTACTGCCCCACAAACCATCAGGTTGTGAAATTGTACCGCCAAACCATAATCTGTTTTCGTGAAATGCTACCGCTGCTGGGTAGCCGCGCAATGCAGAATAAGACTGCTCACTCCATTGTGTTGTTGGCGCATGTGTAACTACCTTTGGTGATCCACCTCCTACAGTAGAGCTAGATGCGTTTGCTCCTGCTGTAAAAACAATTACGTTTTCATCAATAATTTCTTGTACTGATCTGGTTCCGTTAATTTGATTTCTAGCAATTCCGCCTACAGCGCCAGCTTCTGAAATTACAATTGAGTTACCTGTAGACAGTCCATGCAAAGGAAAAGTCATCTCAACATCAGCTATACCTTCTGTGGTTTCAAGGGCATCAACATCAAGATGAACAAGCAGTTGATTAGTAATGTTACCTGTTGCTTGTGTTGCTGATTGAACAGAAGTAATTAAAACTTCATTATCGTGATAACGTAAAATAATGCCAATATGTTTAGAATCAGGATAGTTACCACCTGATTGCGTTCCTGTTGTGTCAAAATAATTTGCGCTAGTAGTTAATGTGCGATTGTTTCCTGTTGAAGCTGAGGGGTTAAGAGTTACTGTCAAATCTTGAAAAGGATAGTAAGGCTGATTAATTCTGTATCCATCTGCGCTTTCAGCAAACTGATAAGTCTCAACTTCAAAAGTTGTCAAACTGGTACGCACTAACTTGCGAATCATAAACGTATTATGAGCAAGGAACATTACATCACCTGATTGAGCAAATGTAATTTCATGCAAAATGTCGTGAGTAATTGGTAAAGCAGCACTATCAACATCTTGTGTTACAGTAGCTACTAAAGAAATATCACCAGTAGTAGGGCTAATTTGAAAGCATCTAATTTTTAGATGCTCAAGAGATATTATATAACGCTCATCATCAGAAAAAATAAAAGGTACAATTCTATGCTGCTGGAATTTATCTGTATCTAATGTTGTGTCAAACTCATAAATGCGTTTAGTGCCAAAGCGTTTTAGCAAACCACCTTCATTTCTAAGAAAAAAGTTTTCAACAGATTTTGCAGAGTTTGGATAAACTTTTGTATCTGTTCTTGATACAAGAGATGGGCTAACTTCACCGTATTGAAAGTTAGTAATAGGAACTCTGACTCTAGCCATTAACTTCGCCTTTCGGCAATGAACCTAGATGTTGTAAGTTTTCTTGAAGTCTGTTGCTGTGAGTCTAAACTTCTGGCCTTTGCCATAGCGTTTTGACCTTGGCTTTGCATCAATGCCGCAAGGGTAGAATCCCTTGCAATTGATGTAGAGAAAACAACTGCTAAAGCATATTCAACAGCAATTGTAAAATAAGAAGGCCAGTCTTGTTCTTCTGCTCTAAAAGTGTAATCAGCAACTACAACATCTGATGGGTCAGTGTCTGAAAAAACTTTGCTTCCGTAAATCTGATAATCAATAGGCAAATCATTTACTGTAACGGCATGAAGCATAAGAGTGTCGCTTGGAAGTTGATAAGCACGATCATATCTACCAGTAGGAGCAGCAGTTAATAAATTTAGAACAGCTTGGTTTGTGGCAAATCTCCAACGAGAGTTTACTAAAGATGCTCTAGCAACGTCTTCATACATATTCACAGCAACTAAGGCTTCTGTATTTCCATCATCAAATGAAGTAATTGGGTCAGCACCAATTAAAATTAATGCTCGACTACAAATATCAATTGGCGAATTAGCCGTTGTGCTTATAAGTGCCATGTGTGGTTAGGGGGGTAAGTTAATACCTTAACCCCCCTACTCCTTTAGTCTGAGTCTGTTTCAACTATAGCTGTACCGTTAGATACGTCTACAACAGAACCAGTATTAGAAAGCACACTAACAAAATTTGTTGTTGGTGTGTTTGTATCAGCTACAATAATAACATCGCGAACATTAAGCATGTTTGCTGCGTCATTAAAATAACCTTCTGTGTTCACAGTAGCAATGGTGTCTGCGGTAGTATAAAACCACAAGTTGCCATTAGATGCCCCTGCAAGACGATTAAGACCAGATGCTGCATATGCCATGTCTAATCCTCCTAGTTGTTGTCAAGGACTTCATAGATACCATTGTCATCAATAACAATAGAACCCATGGACATCATTGAGGTTGCAAGGTGTGCCACACGCTCTGGAACATAGTTCAGTTCAGTCGTAACGTCTGCACCGATACCAAGTCCAATAGATGATGTGTGATACGCCATATTCTTACCAGCAGTAACGGCTGATGTAGAGAAAATCTTGAAGCCAAGAAACTCTTTCATTGTCATGCCACCAGCAAAAGGTAAGTTTTGCTCACCAACAAAGTCACTTGAAGCAAACTCAGCGATGTTGAACAAATCAGCATAACCAGCAGGATGCATTGCAAGATAGCGTCCACCATCTTCTGGAATGTTTGCTGAACCAAATGTTTCAAAAAGAGTCAACAGGTTTGCTTTTGTAAGAGCAGCACCAGTTGCGCTAATTTGAGTTGCATTCGCACCAGCATCCATAGCAGTAATAAGAATCTCATCAGTCTTGCGACCAAGGGCAGCGGCAGCAGATTTTGCTACAGCTTGACGCTCATCAATGTTTGTCTTCAATTCATCTAGCTTGTCGATGTACTCGGCAGCATAGAAATCAGACATTGTTGCTTCTACGTTGGTGTGTGCTAGCTCCATTGGAGTTACCATACCGTTTCGTGATTTAGTTGAAGCAGAGCCTGTTCCAATCTTTTGGAATCGAACAGTGTTCCCACGGACGCTTGATACAGTACGCACAGTGTTCCGCAGTTTAGA